CCATCGGAGAGCAGTTCCGTTGTGTCAAATGCAACAAATGGAATTGAACCACCTCGTGGATACTTGTCCATTAAAAAGTCCAAGAAAGGACCACTTAAGCAAATTGTACCTCAGTATCAATCACTTAAAAATAATTATACGCTTCTTTGGAATATGCCTAGCAATCGGGGTTATATTAATATTGTTGCTGTTATGCAAAAATTCTTTGATCAAGCAATTTCTGGAAACTGGTCGTATAACCCAGAAAATTATGCCGATAATGAAGTTCCTGTTAGCGTAATGGCACAAGATATGCTCACTTGTTTTAAGTTGGGACATAAAACCGCCTACTATCAAAACACCTATGATATTAAGACCGATGAGGTAGTTGAAGAATCAAAACCAGAACTTCAATCTCTTCTAAATGATATTATAAGTTCTGATGAAGATGCGTGTGAAAGTTGCACCATCTAAGTTTCATAACAATTAAAAACCTTAAATATGTTAGGGTGAGTTGAGTTTAAATTAATTAAAGAAAAAGTATGCAGTACAATTTTATGGCACCAGAAGA